CAGCATCATCACCAAGACGTATTCGCAGCAGGCCGTGGACGCGCTCGGCTTGCCTTCCATGAAGCGGTCGATGATGAAGGAGCCGGTGTTGGCGTACCAGGCCCCCTCCCCTTTCATCCGCGACGGCAGAAACGCCGGCCAGGTGTATTTAGGCGTGCCGTCGGCGTGTGTCGCCTGCGCGCCGTCACGCATGACCGGCTTCTGCTTCGCCACCAGCAGGGTTTCACCCGTCGGCGCCAGCCCCTGAAGAAACTCTAGAAATTGCATCTTTCCCTCCTCACTTCCCGTATCGTGTCATCACTTCCGCTTCGATGTTCAGCGGAATACCCCCGGCCCAATTCGGGGGCACGCACATCGCCTGTTGCATCGCCGCGACCGTTGCGTCAGGATCGGCGGTTTCGCAGACAATTTCGTCGTGAACGTGCAGCACCACTTCCTGCCCCATCGCCTCTAACTGCCGCAGGCTGTGCCGCAGCAGGTCGTGCGCCGCTGCCTGCGTGACGTTCTCGCAGGCCAGCCCGCGCCACAGCCGGGCGCGCGGCCATTCCTTAGCGTCAGCGGCGGGTTTCCAAGATGCTTTGGCATACGATACGCCATCCGGTTCCAGCTTTGCGAACGGGTAGCATAGCACACGACCAGAGGGCAGCGCATACCAAAGATGCGTCCCGTCGAACAAATATGTGACGCGGCCCGCGCTGAACTCGTGGCCCTTGTTCCGCATCGCCCGCGTGTAGGCGTTCTCCAACCCCTGCCAGAACGGCACCGCCCACGGGTTCGCCCGGCGCCACGCGTCCACCATGCGCCGCGCCTCGCTCTCAGGCAGGTGAACGCCGTAGATGCGGCCCATGGCAGCGAAGGCGCCCACGCCGCCGGCGAAGCCGCAGGCCAGTTCCTGCACCTTGCCGACCTGGCGCTGGTCCTTGTCCACCTCATCGACCGCCACGCGGAAGGTGGCCGCGGCGTTGACCTTGTAAACGTCCTGCCCGGTGCGGAACAGTTCCAGCTTGGCGTCGCCATGGCCGGACAGCCACGGGTTCACCCGCGCCTCGATGGCCGACCAGTCAGCGGCCACCAGCACCTTGCCGGGCGACGGCAGCATGGCCGGGCGCAGCATCCCCTTCAGCACGTCCGTGACGCGCTTGCCGTAGGCCGGCACGATCTGGTGCCCCCGCACCATGGCCTGCCGCACGTCATCGGGCGTGGCAGCGCACTTGCGGGGGAAGTTATGGACCTGCAAGCCGAAGCTTGACGCGCGGCCCGTGGCCGACCCGCCGGCGAACACGAACGCGCCGCGCACGCGGTTGTCCTCGGTGTCAGCCAGCGCGGCGGCGCGGTTGAATTTCGCCACGCTGCTGGCCCACAGGTCGTCAGCGCACTGGATCACCTCGGCCACGTCGGGCGGCACTTCGTCAGGGTTCTCATCGGCCAGCGCCAGCAGGTTGTGGCGCACGGTCTTGTCGATGGACACCTTGGCCTCGCCGTCCTTATAGACGATCATCAACTTGCGGGCCTCGGCGCCCACGCGGTGTTCGACCCACGCCCGCATCTTGGGGCTGCGGACGCTGGTGATGGCACCCTCGGTGACCTCACGCACGGTCTGCTCGATCTCGGTCAGTTCCTGCGCGGCGTAGCGCGCGGCGGCTTCGCACAGCGCCGTATCGACCAGCACGCCCCGGTCGTTGATCCGCTCATTCGTATGGTATTCGGCCAACTCATCGTCGGACATCTCGCGCATGGCCTTGCTGACGGCGCGCATGGCGCGCACATCCTGCTCGCAGTAGGCCACCATTTCGGCCATCAGCGCCGCGTCTTCGCGGAACGTACCGTCGGGCTTGGGGATGGACAGGGCGCGGATCAGTTGCGCGCCGCGGTGGTCCTTCTTCATGGACGCGCCGGCGAAGCGCCCCACGTCTTCAAGGCTGCCGGGACCGCAGTTGGACCGGGACTGCGCTGCGGTGCAATAGAACTGCTCCAGCGCCGGTTCGGCGAAGCCCTGATCGGGCGCCAGCACATACCAGAAGATGAGCCGCTCGAAGGCGGCGTTGTGGGCGCGTATCTGGCCCCGGTGCTGCGCCACGCGGGCAGGGAAGGGCTGGCCTGGCGCCCACGTCGCCACGTCTTCATCGCCGAAGGCGTAGGACATGCACAGCACCTCGGTGCTGCCGTGCTGCGCGTAGTTGTAGGCGCCCGCGCTGGTCAGGTCGCAGCGGCTGCGGGTCTCGAAGTCAAGCCAGAGGATCATGGTGAAACGGCCCCAGCTTGCGCCGGGGCCGGTCCTTCTCAGGCTGTGCGCCGGCGACGGCGGCCCGCTTCGGCAGGCGCGGGTTCTTCCGGTTCGGCCACGGCTTCCGGTTCAGCACCGGGGCCGTCAAGGCTGATCCACTCCATCACCTCGAACACCGGGGTGTAGATGCGGCCGTAGGACTTGTGCATGTAATGCTCCTTCTTCAGGCGCACCACCGGCACAGGCTTGTTCTGGTCCTTCTCCACTTGCGTGGCGATGGCCAGCGCCAGCACCTGCACCGCGCGCTTACCGCCGACAGCCGTGGTTGAGAAGCGCGCTTCCATGTCCTTGTCTTCACCCTTGATGCACTGCAAGGACATGCCGACCTGCGGCTCCCAACCCCTTTTCGCACCGGGCGGCGCCGCGTCGAGTTCCGGCAGCGGCTGCGACACCGACGCCATCTTCTCGCCCAGCACCTCACCGTCACCCCACGCGATGTACCCATGCGTGAAGGAGAAGGGGTTGATCGCCCACAGGCTGTCGTCTTCCACTTCGGTCTGGTCAGCACCGAAGACCCAGTGGCCGGTCTTGTCCATTTTCAGGATGACCGTGTTGCCAAGGGCAGCGCCCGTATCGAGCGCCCGCAGGGACTGCGCCAGCGACTGCGCGGACGGGAGGTTAGCGTTGCCGAACTTAACGATACCGTTCATTTTACTTTCCTTTACACGAGTTTACCAAGAGCGGCCGCCAACTGATGGCCGATCTGCAACGCCGCTGGGCGAGGATCATCCTCGGTTGCCAGCGTGTTACCTGATGAGATGGCGACAATCAGGTCCGCCGGCATGGAAAGCTTGCGCTTCTTCAGCACCTTCTCCATCTGCGCCGGGGACAGCAACTTTGTCTCCATCAATTCTGTCTGGTCAAGCCCGATGCCTTCCAGCGCGGCCTGCGCCTGCTCAGGGTTGGCCCACTGCCGGGTGGCGCGCTTGGGCACCAGCTTATAGCCTGGCACCGCAACACCCTTCTCCAACATCTGAAACGCCAGCGCCCGCAGGTCCGTGATCCACTGGTCCAGCAGGTCGGCCTTGGTCAGCATCTCGCCGATGCCGGCGGCGTCAAGCGCGTTGATCTGCGCGGCCAGCGCCCGGTCGGCAGCGCCGTTCAGCAGCGGGCACACGGGCTTGGCAGCGCACCAGCGGCAGTGGTCGCCGGTGGCCATGGACGGGTCCGGCCCCAGCGCTTCACTGACCGCCGCAAACAACTGCCGCTCGAAGGCGCGGACGCGGTCGGGTGTGGTCAGCCAGCGCTTGATGGGCGTGCGCGCGGTCGGCTGCACGATGATGCACTCGACCTCGGTCGCGCCGTCGAACACCCACTGGGCGTCCGGCGTCCGCATGGCGGCCGCGGCGTAGAACATCGCCTGCGGGTTCTCCTCCACCTCAACGTCCACGCCGTCGCCGAACTTCCAATCCAGCACAATGGCCCGGTCGCCCATGCGGCCCAACAGGTCAGCGGACCCGAACACGTTGGGCAGCGCGTCACCGAAGCCCACAACTGTCTCGCATTCGTAGCCCATGTCACGCAAGGGGTCGATCTCATCCAGCGCCCGCAGGGCAGGGCGGATTTTGGTTTCCAGCAGTTCTTCCGTGACGGTGATGTCGCCCAGCGTGTCGCCCAGAAAGTCTTCCGGCTTGCGGCGGTCCATCAGCACGCCGTTCATGATGTTGTGGCACAGCGTGCCCTCGTCAGCGTAGCGCGACGACGGCTTGGGTGGCATCGTCTGGCACAGCTTGACGCTGCCGGGGCAGGCGATGACGCGTTTGGCGGTCGAACCGCCGACAATATCTGAATGTGCAGCCATGTTTCCCTCTCGATTGACTCCAACCCCGGCACCATATTACAACAGAACCCGTTGCACAAGTCCTATTTTTGAGGTAACAGAATTTCATGCGTGAGAGCGAAATCGAACGGCATTTGGTCTGGCACGTCGCTCGGATGGGTGGCGTGGCCTACAAATTCAAGTCGGTCAACCACCGCGGGGTGTCTGACCGGATCGTCTGCCTGCCCGACGGCCAGACATGGTTTGTCGAGTTGAAGACCAAGGGCGGGCGGCTGGCGCCGTTGCAGCGGCTGTTCGCGCAGGAGATGGAACGGATGGGGCAGCGCTACGCCTGCCTCTGGACAAAGGAGCAGGTGGATGCCTGGGTTGCGACCTTATCAGGATGAGGCGGCGGATTTTCTCTACGAACACGACCGCGCGATGATCTTGGCGCCGGTGGGGGCGGGCAAGACCGCCATCACCCTGACCGCCATGCAGGCCATGCTGGCCGACGGCCACGTCAAGCGGTGGTTGGTGGTGGCGCCGAAGCGCGTCTGCACCGACGTGTGGCCGGTCGAGGGGCCGAAGTGGGCGCCCGGCATGGAGATTGCGGTGGCCGTGGGGTCACCCAAGAAGCGCGTCGACGCCTTCGCCAGCGATGCGCCCGTGGTGGTGGTCAATTACGAGAACCTAGACAAGCTGCCGGGCGGCATCGGGCCGTTCAACGGGATCGTGTTCGACGAACTGACCCGGCTGAAGAACCCGTCGGGGTCGCGGTTCAAGTCTTTGGAGAAGATCATCGGCTGGTTCAAGTACCGCTGGGGCCTGACCGGGTCGTTCACCAGCAACGGCATCGAAGACGTGTTCGGCCAGTGCAAGATGATCGACCAAGCCTTGCTGGGCCGGTCCAAGGGCGCGTTCTTGCAGAAGTATTTCGTCTGCATCAACCGCGACTACGGCGAGTGGACGCCGCGCAAGGGGGCACTGCCGGCTATCATGGACGCCATCCGCCCGGCCACCTTCGTGCTGGAACCTGGCGAGTACAAGGACCAGTTGCCGCCGCTGCACACGGTCGAGATGCGCTGCACCATGGTTGACCGCCTGCCGTATGAGAAGATGAAGAAGGACTATCTGGTCGAGTTGGGTGGGCGGCAGATCACGGCGCTGACGGCGGCGACGGTCACGGGCAAGCTGCAACAGATGGCCAGTGGGTTCGTCTACAATAGCGAAAGCGTAGCGGCCGAGATCGCCGGAAAATTTACGCCGGTGAAAGAAGCGGTCTGGTTCTCCACTCACAAGTTTGACTTGATCAACGAAATTCTTGAGGAAAACCAGAGAGACAACACGATCATCGTGTACAATTACAAGGAAGAATTGGCGGAACTGAAGCGCCGCTACCCAAAGGCGGCGACGATTGATGACCCCGATGTCATCGCGCGGTGGAACGCCGGCGAGGTCGAGTTGCTGCTGATCCACCCGAAGTCGGCGGGGCACGGGCTGAACCTTCAGCACGGCGGCAACAAGATGATCTTCCTGTCGCTGCCGTGGTCGCTGGAACTGTACGAGCAGACCATCGGGCGGCTGCACCGCAGCGGGCAGAAGCACCCGGTGTGGGTCTACGCCGTGATCTGCAACAAGACTATTGACGAACGCATCTGGGCCGCGCTTTATGACAAGCGGGCGGTGTCCGACATTGCTTTGGAAGAACTGAAAGGTACAGCGGTATGAATTGGCGCGAACTCACGGCCCGGCTTGGCAGTCTGCGGGAAGACGAACTGGAACAGATGATCCAGAACGAACTGGCAGGCCCGAAGCGGCTGACGCTGCTGGTCCGTATGCACCAGCGGTTTACCGTCCTGCGGAGCCTGCGCGAACGCCGGGAAATGACGCGGCTGGTCCAGCAGAGCTAGACCCAAGCGTTGTCTTTGGCGAACACCGTCATGTCGCCCACGCGCCGCGTCCAGCCTTTGCCGAAGTGGGCGAACGTGTCTAGGCTCTCAAGGTAGTGCTGGCGGGACGCCTGGTAAGCGTCAATCGCGCCCTGCGGCCCCAGCATGTCCGCCCACGCCTTCGCCTGCTTCAGCGTGTTAGGCCCAATGCCGCCGTCCGTCACCGCCCCACACAGGCTCTGAAGGGCCTTGGCAGCCCGGCCTGGCCCGCTGTTCACCGCGAAGTCAAACACGCACGCCGCAAGGCCCGGCGAGATGGCCGCCAGATCGTCACCGCGCACCTTGTCCCAGTAGCCCTTGCGGTAGATGGCTTCCAGATGATCGTCGGGGATGCGGCGCAGTTCGTCCTTCATGGCTGGGCGGCCGAGGTAGTCCGAATAGGTCTGCATGGTGACGCCCTTCATCGTGGCGCCGCCGGGGTCTTTGGGGTGGTCAGACCAGCCGCCCTCGTGGTGTAGGGTCATGGCGAGAATTTTGGGGAAATAACTCATCTGCTGGCCATCCTGTTCATAGCTTCGGTCTTCTCTTTACTGCCGGCGCTGCTGCCGAAATAATACGCTACAATGCCGCCCCAGGCAGTCCCCAAGGTGCCCAGCATCACCAGCATGGCCTCAGACCCACCGTGCTGCGGCAGGCCGTTGACGAGCATGTAGAACAGCGCGCCGAAGTATCCCGAGGTGATCAGGCCGGCCAAGATGCGCGGCGTCCAGTCTTTCGTGGCGACTTCCCGGTTGCGGGCGCTGTCGCGGTCTGCGTTGGCGATGCGTTCGAGGTCGATGTCCAACTCGCGCATCTTGACCGCAAAGTCCTGCTCGGCCTTCTTCAGCGCCAGCAACTGCTCCGGCGTGGCCTGCGCCGCCGCCTGCGCCAGTTCGTCCTCGGTGCCGTCGGGCTTGCCCAGCAGCGCCTCGGAGATGGTCCGCACGGCCATGCCGGCCAGCGGGCCGCCGACGGCCGACGCCAGGCTTGGGGCGACCGTTTTGACGAGGTTGAGGATTGCGTCCATCTACCGTTCCAGTGCAAATGACAGGTTGGGGTGGCGCGGGTACGTGACCGTCCGCTCGCCCTCGGGGCATTTGTACTTGATCGTCGCCAGCAGCGTCGCCTTGCCCGGCGCAATAGTTTCCTTGTCAGACAAGGTAAGCTGGTACGTGAAGGTGTCGATTTCCGGTCCTGCGGGGCCGGTGAAGCGGCTCATGCTGGGCTGCGCTTCATGCACCACGCCCGCGCCGTCGCGCACCGTCACGTTGAAGCCTTCGACCGAACAGTCGTCGCGCCGCTTTATGCGGGCCACCGTCACCGTGATCGGCGCGCCGATCTTGGTGTCCACGATCCGAAAATGCTCCGGCGTCCACGTGATGATCTCGTTCTTGAACCAGCCGAATTTCTCGCCGGCGGAATAGCCGCCGACCGCCAACGCGAACGACGCGGTGGCGAACTGGACGACCGGCGTCAGCTTCGGCAGTTCCATTATTTGTCGGCCTTGCGGTCCAGCCGCTCGAAGATGGCCTTCAGCATGTCCTTCAGTTCTTGGATGTCCGTCCGGTAGTCGTCCTTGCTGACGTAGCGGGTGTGGACCTCACGCTCCAAACGTTGCGCGTCCTGCTGCAACTCCTTGATCGACTCCCACACGACCTTCAGCATCCAGCCCATCGCCGCGCCGGCCACGACGATGATGATGTTCACGAAATCTTGCGGCATGGCGGGCCTCGTCAGCGGGCAAAATAGTTGGCGGGTTCGTACTCAGGCTGGTAGATCATTTGCTGGATCGTAGGCGAAATCATCGGCACAGGCCGCGCGGCGATTGGCGCCTGCACGTCCCCCCGACGCACGCCAGCGGCCAGATTAGCCGCGCCCTGCTGCGCCATCATGTTACGCGCGGCGCGCGCCCCGTATGCGGTACTGGCCAAAAGCCCCGCCGCCGCTAACACTTCAGGATGCGCCCCGCTGTACATCGAGGCCGCGCCGGCGGCCGCGGGGGCGACAACACCAACGGCCCCCCGCGCCGACAAACCAGGGCTTAACGCGCTCAGGGTCTTTACTAACGCGCCTCTGTTTTGACCGCGAGCAATCCGTTCGATGTTTTCGATTTCGTCCGCGTTAAAGTTAGACGCTTTCCCGTCGCGGATGCGCTTGGCCAAGTTTGCAAATTCGGCGCGAAGTGCTTCGTCCATCCGGCCCTCGCTGCCGGGCTTAGACACAGAAGCGCGGTACACGGCGTCTTCGATGTCTTCGCTCTTGCTCATGCGCGACCACGTAGCGCGGGCGTCTGCCACAGCGCGGCGGGTAGCGGCAATGTCGCCACCAACAAGCGCGCCGCCGGGAGGATTTAAGGTAAAATCATCCAGCCGACGCATAACCGCCCCGATAAGACGGGCGTCATCATCCGAACCTGGCGCGGCCGAACCGCTAAGGCTACGTCGTGTAGCGGCCAAGTCTTTCCGCAACGTGTGTAATTCGGTAAACGATATTGGTTGGCTTGAATTATCCAAGATGGATATTGTTTTGTTTACTACGGTGGGTGTGTTTTGGCCTAACGTATAGCCTTCGCCAGCAATAAAACTCCGCAAACCGCCCGCAAACCCCGACGCCGAAGCGGGATCGTAGCGCGCGCCGGCTGCGTCGGCGTCTGCGTACAAGCGGTCAGCCCGCACGCGCAAATCCTCAGTAGACGGTGTAGACGGCCGCCGCGCCAAGTCCCTTGCGCCCCGCGCCCCGGCGGCTACTTTACTCGCGGTGGTGCCGCCTAAAACAGCGCCGGCCAGACTGGCCACGATGTCTTGGTACGGGTTTTCATCTTCGGTTACCGCCCGCGCCAACGTCGGTCCTGCGGCGCCCCCTGCGCCGGCGCCCACCTGCGCTGCGGGCTGCGCGGACAGCGTGGTAAGCAGGCTAGCTGGCCGTTGCGATTGCACGGCGCCTTGCGGCATTAGGTACTGCGCCATTTGAGGGCCTACGCGCCGCGCAAGCACGTTAAACGACGCCGCTTGCGCGCCCGCCGATGTGCCCCCTGCGGTTACGTCAGATAACAATTGCTGGCCATAAGTTTGCGGTTGCCGGCCAAACCCAGCGCGCTCCATTACGTTTTGAATAACTTCAGACGGTAAACCCGCCGTCGGCAGGCCCACATACGGCGCGGCGATGTTGTACCCCGTCGCGCCAATGTCGGCAGCACCCAGCAATAACGGCCCCAGCGCCGCGCCCACGCGGGCGCCGGGCGCGCCAAAGCGAGAGCCTGCCAACGCGCCTGCGGCGGTCGCCGCAGCAGGTGGAGCCGCGGCGCGAGACACGACGCCGACGTTTTGCGCGAGTGACGTGTCCGGCGCCGCAAAAGGGTCTACTATTGCGGGGGCTTTAAATGGATCGACAATATCAACCATCAGCGGCCCCCATAAGTGCGGTTGTAATAGGAGGTAAGGTCTTCGGTTGACGCGTTAGGGTTTGCCGGGCGCGCGCGTTCAAGAAACTGCTCAAGCGTAGGCCGGTTACCAGTCGGCGGTGCGCCGCGGCGGCCGGGCAACCGTTCCGGCGCCGGGGGTTCGCGCGCCGGGGGCGCCACATCTCTAAAGTTAGGCCCGTGGATAACCTCCATAAACGCGTTGCGGAGGTTTAACAGGTTTTCGCGGAACTGCCGCGGCGATTGGTTTTGGTTTAAACTGCCCAGTGTTGTTTTTAACAACTCTAGGTCTTTATCGGTCACGTTGCCCAACGCACCGCCGGTTGGGCTTTGCTGGCGCAACTCATTTAGTTTGTTAAACGAGATGTTGCCTTCAATAGTTTTCCGCAGTTCTGCAACGTCAGCGGCCGGCGAACCGCCCACCAGCGCGGCCATTGTAGGCGCGCCCATGCCAGTTACGGGAAGAACCGCCGTGTCCAATCTTTCCAAAATGCGGTCAATGTCGCGTGTCACAACGTTGGCCGCCGCGACTTGCGCGCCGCGCCGTTCGGTTACGGCTTGGGCTTGAGGCGAGCCAGGAACAGGTTCAAAAGCAGTAAAATCTTGGTTGTACCGATAGCCAGCGGGAGGCGGCGGCAAGTTGCCCCGCACCTGGGCCTGGGCTTGGGCAACGCCCCGCGCCTTATCGGCTTCTTCCGCTATGCGCGCTGCCGCCGTTTGACGTTGAACATCTGCAAGCATAAGGGCTTCGGCTTCTTTCTGTTGCACGTCCCGTATGCGCTTAAGCAAATCAGCTTCGCTTAATGAGGCTGGCCTTGGAGCCCCCGGAAACTCAACTGGGCTTAATGGTCGTGGCACCACCGCCGCGTCCGGTGGCGCCAGCATGGCGTTGGCAGGCGCGGCGTTTGGCGCCATAGCGTTAGCGCCGCGGATGACCGCGGCTTCCTCGCTGCGGCGGCGCGCGTTGATGCCTTGGTTATCGCCAGCCAACCCTTCGACGGCGGCGGCGATGGCATCCACGTCGCCGGACTGCACCGCGTTACGGATGCGGCCTGGCAGCGTGCCGTAGTTATACGCCACGGAGATCAACGCAGCGCGGACGTTCGGCGGCAGCGCCGCAAACCGTTCCTCGCCCACCGCTGCCGCTGCGCGCCGCTCAAACTCGGGGACGCGCCGGGCTAGGTCGCGCTCGGCGTCTTCCTGCGTCACGCGGGTGCCTTGCGTCACCGGCACGACGCGGCCATCCGCCGTCGTAATTTGGTCGCTGCCGTAGCCCGTGCGGAAGGCCGTGCGGTCAAAATACGGTTCGGGGCGGAAACCTTCGCTGCGGCGCAACATGGCCGCCGCCATGTCGCGGCCTGGGTCACCCAAAGACGGCGCCTCGGCGCGTGGAGCGGGGGCGCCGGGCGCGGTCGGCGCCGGCGCGGCGGGGATGCTTTCGGCGGGGTAAAACGTCGGGCCTTGTAAAGGCGCGGCACCGCGGGGCAGCACTGTCGGCGAAGCAAACGCACCAGTGCCGCCTTGCGTCGCCGTGATAGTAACGCCGTATTCTTTAAGTTTGTCGTCCGCCTTTTGCATAAGCGCCCGAACCGCGTCTGCGTCGTAATTTTCAGGCCACGAAGGCGCCCAACCGGGCACCGCCGCGAGCGCCGCCGCGCGAATTGCGGGGTAGTTTTCCGCAGTGGCAGTAGGAAGCAAATCCCGAAATGATTGGGTAAGTTTAACGGCGTTTTCAAGGCCGGCGCCTTCCGCCAGCCGGCGCTGATTTTGCGCGGCCATCAGCGCTTGAACCGTTTGCGCGCCGCTGCGCGGGGCCGCCGATAAGATACGGTTTGTTGCGCCGGGCGCGTTAATATCAAAATTTGGGTCGGCCACCACGCGCCGCAGGTTTGTAAGCTCCTGCTCGTTACCCATCAACGCCCGTTCGCGCATTGCGTTTAGCGATTGCTCCTGCATAGCGCTGGACATTGCTACAAGATTAGGCGCCTGAAAAGGCCGGAGTTCAGGCAAAGGAGGGAAGGAACCGGACATGCGCTATCTCCTTACACCTGGCGGTTGTAATACGCAGTTCTAGCTGCGTTAAGCTCGTTTACCCCGCCGAGATACTGCCCCTGCATGTACAGATTGGCGCCGGTGCTAAGGCCCTGGTTTAATGCGTTGGCCATGTTTATGTAGCCGGACGCGCGGCCAGCGCCCCCGGCCAGCGCAGCGTTTGACAGGCCGGCACCCATACCCATGTAAGTGCTGCCCATCCCGGCGCCGGTTTGGCCGGCCGCCGAAGTCAGAGCGTTTGCGCTGGTCTGGCCCGCGCCCATAAGGCTTTGCAGCGGGTTAAGCTGGTTGGCGCGGTTCACCTGGTAGCGGTTGAACGCGTTCTGGTACTCTTCAGACGCCGTGTTCTGCCCAAACCGCGTAATGCCTTTCAGTGTGGCGCCCGACAGCAGGCCGCCGCGCGCGGCCGCTGACCGTTCAAGCGCCTTCATGCCCTCGCTGACACGAAACCCGTAGCCGGGGTCGGCAGTATAGTCGGCCATGCTAAAGTCGCGGGCGTATTTACCATAGCCGGGCGCGGTTTTATTTTCGCTTAAAGCCAAATAATCCATCAGCCTGTTTTGCGCGGACAGGCCGGCTTGGCGAAACGGCTCTTGCAGTTCGACCTGTTTGCCGAACATCCGCTCCTGGGCGTCGATGGACTGTTGCGCGGCCTCGGAGGTAGCAGCAGCCGCGTCGCGCGCGGCTCTCTTCTGCGCTCCTGCCGCTTTGTCCGCCGCGTACATGCTGCCGACTGTGCCGATTAAGGCGGCGCCACCTACAATAGCTGCTGCTGCGACCATAGCGTCAGTCTCCAATCCACTTGGTGTAATACACCTCAACCGGCTCCATTTTCAAATACTCAAACAGCCGAGAAGCGTCTTTATGCAATTTGGACCCATAAAAGATGCGCTGGACGCCGCGGCGCTTGGCCTCAGCTTCCACTGCTCTAAAGAGTTTTACACCTTCCATGCGTCCGCGGATGTCGGGATGGGTCCAGAAAATGTCCATTTGCAAGGTCAAGCAGGTGCTGTAGTGCAGCGCCGGCGACACGAACCCAACAAAGTATCCGACCAACCGGCCTTTCTGCCGAAGGGTCACAACAAGCGTCTGCCCTGCGGCCTCGTACGCTAGGTATACATCGTGTTGAACGGACAGCGGCACCTTGTCTTTGTTCAGCGCCAATTCTTCCCAGTGCGCGGGAAATAGCTCTACCGCGTCTTTAACAAACTCGCTCCAAGGTTCGACCTGCGCCGTGATCACGCTATGCGCTCCGAATATCCACGATGCACACGATCCGGTCGTCGTCACTGTTGTTAACAACGGAGTGCGTTACGCGGTTGTTGACCCACCAAACTTCGCCGGGGCGAAAGTTGACCGTTTCGTCTTCGCAGTGGAACAACGAGCCGGGGCGCGACTGTAACGCAATTTGATACCGGGTGTAAAATTCCGCCGGGGCGCCGCGGTCAACGTGGGGTGTTATGATGGCACCCGACGGCAGTTTGGTGACGATTACGCGGCCTAGCTGCACGCCGTCCACGCGGCGGATCAGGTCCAACACCAGCCGCCGCAAGGACGGCAGAGCGCCCCACGCCGGGTAAGGCCGCGTTTGAATGTCGTTGGCCACCGCCGACACATCGTCAGACACTTCGTTAAACCACAACCAAATGTCGCTGACAGCGCTGTGGGCTGTGTTCGGGTGCTGTGTGCGAAGCGTATTTTGGTCCCACAATTCAGGTTGGACGGCTAGCTCCCGAAGGACTGGTGTAACATCAACTTGATCAGCTATGCAGAGAAAATGCCTCACTGCGTCACCTGGCGCCCGCTGGCGCGCATGTTGATAGCCGACGCCGTGCCGGCGATTGTGGAGATGAACCCGCTGGGTGACAGCACCTGGCCCACGATCTCAGGGAAGGTGTAGGTCTCGCCCGCTTGCAGCGTCTTGTTCTGGACAATCAGGTTGTCGTTGCCGGCAGCGCCGGCGCCCGTCACCAAGTTGATGCTGATCGTCGCGGCCGTGCCGGTGTAATTGGTTGCGGTGAACTTGTCGATGATCGTCGTGACACCGTTGGAGGTGTACTGCGTCGTCTGCGTGTTTTCCGCAGTCTTGGCTGGGATCAGGACGGTAACAGTTACGGCCATATCTTAGCCCTCATACAAGATGTTGATGCTACCAGCATCAAAGGTGTCGGTGCCGTTGACAGTTGTGATGCGAACTATAGACAGCGCACCGGCTAGAGGCTTTGATCCGCCCAAACCAATAAAACGGGCTGCATCTGACTGCCCAAGGTTGGCCGAAGCGGTCCAAGTGTTTGTGCTGGAGTCAAGCAGCGCGAGAATCATTACGCCATTTCGCACCGCTGCCGCCGCGCCTCCGTCATAAAAATCAAACCCTGCGGTAAAAGCTTGTGTATTAACGCTAGTTGATAAACAAGTAATGGATGCGCCTAGGTAACCAGAAGTTTCTACACCACCTGATGGACCTATCCGCACTCGTACGTTGGAAGTGCCATTTGTTGATACCCCATTAAACATCACCGTCACCCGCTTCACCCATGACGGGATGCCGGTGAAGTCGATGCTGGTGCCGCTGGTGCTGGCCTGCGCTGTGCCGGATACCAAAGGATAAAGCGCGCCAACGCCCGTTGTGACAGCACCACTGAACGTCGCTGCGCCGCTGATGGTCGTGTTGCCGCTCGCGTCCAGCACGATGTTGTTGCTGGCGCTGCTGCCGTGCTTGAGGTTCGTGGCTTGCAAGGTGGACATGTTTAGGCTCCTAAAGCGGCCTTGATTTCGTCGGGCGTGGCAGCGGCTTCAATCTGGCTCTGCATATCAGAATACTTGGCGCGGATGGTCGCGCGGGCAGCCTCTGCCGCCGCAGCGTCAGCACCAGGGATTTGCTTCATGATGATCTCATCATGCGGCTTAAACTCCTCCGCACGGGCCGCACGGCGACGGTCGTGGGCGATGGCCTTGGCCTTGTCGATGTTGACGGTGATCATTCGCTGTACTCCCAAGCGGCTCGGAAGGTACGATCTGACGGAATATCCGCCACATCCACAATCTTAAACGGCTTACCCGCAGGCACATTCTTGGCCGCGATTTCTTCAATCGTCAGGCCGCACTCAGGTGCAGGAATGATAACGGCAACGCCGCCTTCGTCTGTTGGGTATATAATACGTTGATTCATTAGATTACCCTTTCAGCGGAAAATAGCGACAGAAATGTACGCAGCATCCGTTGCAACGCCTGTATTCGCCCGCTGAGAACCAACGCGCGCTGTTGTCGTTGTTGGAGCCGCATTAAAGTTAGTGGATAGATTAAAATCATCGTTTCCTGCCGCGCCGGTGCCGCAACTTCCTACGACAGAATAATTTGCATCGGGCAGCGCCGTAGTAAAATTAAGCGTATATTCCCCTGTTCCATTATCCGTAATGCTAGTGACATTACCGCTTGCACGAATGGCAACCGTTCCGGTGCCGTTAAAGTTTACCCACGCGCGGCAACCATACGCCACCGCAGCAGAACCATAACCGGAGTCGAACGACAGATTACCCGCAATGGTCACACCCGCCGTCGTCGCAAGCATAGCCTGCGCGCCGTTAGTTGACAGCGCGACCTGATCCGCCGCCGGGTAGTAGATGCCCGTGTTGGTGTCCGCGCCCTGCACGGCGGGCGTCGCAACGGTGCCGTCAACACCTGAAATGCCAGTGGAGCCAGAAATGATGATCGGCATGTCCTAGTCCTCACTCGTACAGGATGTTGATGCTGCCCGCATCAAAGGTGTCGGTGCCGCCGACGGTGGTAATGCGAACGCGGTCGAGGGTAGCTGAAAGGGATTTATCGCCGCCGCCGCCAGCAATAGCGGTCGTTGATTGTTTTACCACATGATTTGAAACCCAGTCGTTTCCGGTGATATTCATAATTACCATAGACCCAGAAAACAAATTTGCTGCCGTCGCAGATCGGATAATAAACCCAGCAGTTGAACTATCGACAATTCCTGCCGCAGTTGACATCTGAAGGCTTGTTGAAACGTATCCTGTGGTTTCAATGCCGCCAGAATCCCCAAGCTGTACAAGGAGCGCGCTTGTCCCGTTCGTGCTGACGCCGTTGAACACCACCGTCACCCGTTTTACCCATGACGGGATGCCGGTAAAGTCAATGTTGGTGCCGCTGGTGCTGACCTGCGCCGTACCTGATGTGATAACGCTTGCGCCCATAACCAACGGGCTGCTGAGCGTCTTATTGGTCAGCGTCTGGGTTGCGCCATCTGTCACCACATTCCCCGTATTGGCCGGGAACGTAGCGGTATAATCGACCGCCGTGCTTGGCGTTGTCAGCGTGACGGAACCGCCGCCGGATGAGTTCAGCTTAACTGGCATCTTATGTCACCGTCCACGTGGAACCAGAGGGGATGGTTACGGTCGCGCCGCTGGCAACCGAAATGGGGCCAAAGGTACCGGCGTTCTGACCGCTGGGAATTGAGTAGCTGTTGTTCACCGTTTGGCCGTTTAAGAAGAACATCTGGTCGGTGCCGCCGCCCGTAGCGCCGCCGCCGATAGAACCCCACGCCGAGCCGTTGTAGCCCTCAAACGCGGCCTGGGTGGTGTTGAACCGCAAATACCCCGCAGCGCCCGTGGGGCGCTCCGCAGTGGTCCCTACGGGTATCAGCACGGCATCAGTGGACAGGATAGACAGTTTGACCGCGGAACTCGTGCCGCCAATGGCTACGCGCTGGCTGATGTAGGCGTTGCCGTTGACGTACAGATCGCCGTCTACGACGGGGCTGAAACTGGCCGCCGGGCCGTACACGTTGTCGTAAGTCGCAATCGTGATGCCCGTCGAGGTCTTCAGCACAAATTTGTAGGCTGTCTGATCGTCCAGCCAAATTTCATTAACGCGCCCCGCCGAGTCCAGCACGATAGGGTTTGCGTGCGGCGTGACGCCGGTCGAAGATGTGTACGTCGCCGTCGGGGTCGTGGTGCCGGCCTCGTAGGTGTAGATCAGGCCACCCGACAACGGCACGCCGTTGTTGTCAAAAAACTGGCTCCCAACGCCGCCAAAGAGTGAGATAACAACGGCCATGCTCTACCTCGGCACAAGAGTTAAGGTAGGTGCAACAGTGTATGTTACACGCAACCGATCATTAGGCGACAACCAAAATACCCCAGAAGTCGAGCCGACACCATAGAAAGTTACGTTGTCGCGCGAGAAAGCGACGACGGATACCGTGCCACCTGTTACAATAACATCTATAGACCGCCCGGTGGTGTTTTGGAAGGTAAAAGGTGACGCGCCGGCGGCTATGGCGCGCGGCAGGATAAGCCAGCCTGGCACCTCGTCGATGCGTGGCGGCGTGACCGCTAGGGCCTGCACTTGGCTCTGCAAGACCGCCGAGAAGGCCGCGGCGCCGTCTGGGTTGGACAGGGCCGCGCTCTGCAAGGCTTCAAAGATCGTGGCCTCGTCCGTGGCCGGCGGGCCAAGCTGCACATCTTGCAGCGTGTCCGTATTGGACCCGCTGCCGGTCAGGTTGAACAGGTTAAAGAAGAACCGATACCATTCCCGCGAAATCAGCCCCGTGCGCTCGTCCGTGATGGGGACGCGGGGGGCGGGGATGTTGGTTACGTTGGGAGGGCTAGGCATTGGTCGGGCTAATCGCCAATTCGGCGCCGAGAATGGCTATTTTCACCGGGTCCGTGCCAGACACCTCATACACCCGGTCGCGGATTTTCATGGTCATGCCAAGGCGGCGCCAGATGGTGCGGAAGCCGTAGCGGCCGATTTGGCCCATGGACTTCCAATGCTCGTTTGACCATGTGTGGCCGCCATCGTCTGACCAGCGCAGCATGACGCGCGGCACCATGGTAACAAGGGGGCTTTCCGTGACGGAAATATAGTCTTCGCTTTCGGTGACAAGGAAATCATCGCCTTCCGTAAGCAGCAGACCTACCTCAACCGCGCTGTCGAATATTTCATCATCAGACGGCGAAACGCTAAGGCCAACGCCGGTTTCGCAGTCGAGTTGCAGTGCGTGGTGCGTGGTGCGAAGAAGCGTGTTTTTACCTGTCGGCAACGCGCGCCAGGACCGCAGCCATTTCTGTTCCGAGCCGTTATCTGCGTATACGTCAAGGTTAAAGGCGTAGATGTTGCCGTTTTCAAAATCGCCGACAACAATCTCGTCGTTGAAATTCATCTGGCAGTTGCTGCGGTGGCGCGTAAACGCGCCGTTCTCCCAGCCAGAACGCTCGTGCCAGGCTTGCGTGGCCGCGTCGTACACCCACGTCGTATTGGCGGACGGAAAGATCAGCACATAGAATGAATGGCCGTCCTGCTGGTATGTGTAGCCGATGGCGTCAGAAAGATTGCCGTACTGCTGGATTTGCCACTCGACCGCGTGGGTAGAAATGCGCTGCCCGGTATACCCGTTGGACCGATACACAATGCCTCGGCCGCGGGCGTCGGCGCCCAACCAAAACAGGCCGTTGTCCATTTTGGCGACGGAATACGCGGCCGCGCAGCCGATTTCGTTGAACGCGCCTTGGATGCGTTGGAGTGGAAAATCCGCGGTGCCGGCGTCGTACCAGACTTCAACGGAAGTGGTGCCAAACAACCAAACTTCGCGATGGTCAACAATGAGAGATACCAAGCCGTCAGGAGAGCCTTCAGCGCTGGCAAAATCTAATGGATCGACCTGCGTACCTTCCAGCAAACTTGTGATCCAAAACTTTTGGCTGTTTGGCTCGTTGAACACAAAGTAGCCGTCCAAATAGCCGACCGCGACAGCACCGGGGTAATCAATGTCGGTGATCTGCTGAAAGACATTTGTCAGGGTGTTGTAGATGTAGCCGGGGCCGTTGGCGGCGATAAAAAGTTGCGTACCGTTGTCCGACATTGACACAGGGCCGGTGTTGGCAATCGTGCCAATGGAAGTGGCGGCCCAGTTGCTGTTGAGTTTATAGAGCGTGTCGCCGGATACAACGTAACCGTACGCCCCCATTTGCCACAGCCCGCGGATAGGCCCGCTGCCGACCGTGGCGAGCAACTGCAAGCCCGGCGCACGTTGAAGAAACGCGGGTTCTTTGCCGCCCTCTGGCACAAGTTCTGGGAACAGGTTGATCATGCGGCTGTCCGCAGCATTGACGCTGCGGGCCACATAGGTCGAGCCAAGGATCGGCGTCTTCATTAGTAGTTGCCGGCAAAGATGTTAAAGCGTTGGCGAGTGCCGACGATGCTGTACGGCAGCGCCATGATGTCGTCGGGGTTGTTGATCCGCTTCAAGTTGCGCTTGGATGTCATAGCGATGCGCTGCACCTGCGGCGACGGCTCAACGCCAAACTCGGGCGCCATCTCGCACGCCAAGTTGTAGCGGAAGCACCGCAGGTAGCCTGGCGGAAAGGCCAGCGTGGTCGTCAAATTTGCCGGTTGGGAGAGTTCTTGAACCGAGACAATGTGGAACTCCAACACCTTCGTCGGCACCGGGTACACATACAACTCGATGTTGGGGTAGGTCATGTTGACCCACAGCACCTGCGGGTACGTGCTGGTGACAGTTTTGACGGCGATGCCGTTGTACTGCTGCTGATTGATCAGCTTGAGGCCGTATGAAATACCGCTGGCGGGGTCACGAAAGTAGGTGGCGTCGTCCACCAAAACAGGCCGATTGCCCACGATGTCGCCGGTTGGGCCGAACGTCCTAGATATGGCGCCGGGCGGCCAAGTTTCCACCTGGTCCTGTGTCGAAAACACCGCCAGCCGTTCGGTGTTCCAACTGTCGATCATCTGGTTGAGCGCCGTAAGCGCGTCTTGGGAAGTTTCCGACGAAGGCGTTTCGCCTTCGGCCAGCACACCTAAAAGCCGAAGCGCACCGTTAATCTGGTCAGCCGCCGTTGTCATGTGCGTCTTCCTCTTTAGCTACTCGTGGGCGGCTGCGGCGCCGATTAGCCAGCCCATTAACCGCCCCGTCCGTATTTGGCGGTGGGGCCGGCGCAGCCGGGTTATAGCGCATCCACCCAAACTCTTCATCATAAATTGCCTCGGCGTCCGAAATGGCCACCTTGGCTCCGTGTTCGGGGTGTTGCAGGTAAATTACCGCCATGTAAGCCTCTAAAGGGGGTGGCCCCTGCCGAAGCAGGGGCCGGGTAGATTACGAAATCGCGTACAGCGCCCACGCGCCTTCGGCGGACTTCCGTGCGCGGAAGGACCGAACGGTGCCGGCGGTGGCCGCAATGGTCATAAGACCCTGCGAACCGCTGGAACCAATGGTCCAGCCGGTGTTGGTGGTCATGGTGATGACGCCCGCGGTCGTCGTATTGATGACGCGGAAATCAAACGCAGACCCCACTTTGGAGTTGTTAAGGAAGGCGTCCAGATCGGACGCCAACGGCAGCGTGTAAGCGGCGGTCGTCGTCGGCGTGCCGATGAGAATGCCGTTAGTAAGCTGCGCGGATGTCAGCGTCGCGCTGTCCGTAGCCGTTGCCGGCGCGGGAACAGTGACGATTTCCGGTTCGTTAAGGTTGCCATCACCAATCTGATAGCCGCCACCAACAGAAGGAAGTGCCATGGTTGTGTTCTCCTATTTCTTACCTGTTAGCCCCAGAGGCGCACAGCCATGGGCGGACGAATGGCGTTGAAGCCATACAGCACATCAATACGACACGGCATACGGTCGTTGTTGATGTCGTATTGGCGCACAACACGGAGCGAGATGCCGTTGTGGACCTGACGAGAAGCCATATCCACACCCTGCGGCAGCAGAAGGTCCGCGGTGGCGAAGGAGATAGCGTCCTTGTGGTACACAAGGTTCTGCGGGTACTGCGTGGACGCAGAGCCAAGGAACGTCACCACCGCGCTGGACTGCGGGAAGCTGTCCACAGTGGCAAGAGCGTTCGTCGAGGTGTAAATCGCCGGGCTGATCTTCACCGAGGTGTACGCGCCACCGGAAGCCGTGTTGGCTTCGGTCACGACGAACTGCTGAAGCGAGCCGGTCGATTCACGGGTCTGCGGGTTGACCGCGAACACGCTGGCGATGGTGAACACGTCGCCGGCGGCGATGGTCTGCGAGCCGGTGCCGGTGATGTTGATGGTCGCCTGACCCTGCGTGGACACCGTGGTGGTCACGGTATGCGCGCCGGTGCGGGAGCCGGTCGTGTGCTGCTTGATGGACTGAGACATGTTGATCTCTTCAAGACCCAGCACGCCTTCACCCATCAGGCCGTTCTTGAACTGGCGGGAGATGGTGTTGACCGGGTTAAAGAGGCCCTTCAAGCCTTCAACCAGCCCTGCGTTGGCCGCCGGGTTCACCGTGGCGTAGCGCGGGGACATGACGGCAGCGGACTCGTTCAGCTTCTGCTGCGCCTGCAACAGCACCAGCGAGGTCGCTGGGGTCGTGCCGGGGGTGCCGACAGACTGGAAGATGGACTTGTACGAGTTGGCTACGTCGGCGTCGATGCTGGACGCAAGCTGCGAAATACGCGGCTTGAGAACGCGTTCGGCGAAGTCGTCCAACTGCATGGTCAGTTCGGCCGACGTGAAGTTTACACCGATGTGCTTCTGGCTGGAAACCGTCAGCGTGGTGAACTGTTCGTTGTCGTCCTGCACTTGCAGCGCGGCGCCGTCGGTCACCAGAGCGCGGTCTGGCAGACGGATACGCAGGGTGGAGCCGATCTTCGCGCCTTCGACGGCAAAGCTGTCGTCGTACTGGCGGTTCACGGTGCGGGTGATCACAAGGTTGTTCTCGAGGATTTCGAGAGCCTTCCGTGTGATCATGTCGATGGTAAGAAGTGAATTAGCCACGGTGGCTGATCCTTATACTTAGCGGTTGCGGGATGCCTCCCACTTCTTGATCTGGCGCTGACGATCCGCTTCAATCCATTCTGACGTTGACATGGTTTTCATGGACCTAGGGTCCGTCGTGTCATAGGCAGGTGATGAAGCCGAACGCGCAGTCACCGGAGCAATAGGGGCGGGTGCGGTTGAGGTTTTTTTGACCGGCGGATCGGCGGCCAATCTGGCTTCGATCTTACCAATCTCCTTGGCCTGCAAAATAGGCGGAAGGTTAGAGATGCGCGAGGCTTCTTTCGGGTTGGACCCTAACCAATAGATGATGTCGGGGCCAGTGTCAGAAGCCTGGATTGACTGGGCCATAACATCAGTCACAGGAAGGCTGGGGTTGTAGGCGACTTGCTCGAAGTCGTCGTACCGCCCGCGGGCGTCTTCCTCTTTCTCATGGTAGGTTTCCAGCAATTTAGCCTGTTGCTGGGCTGCTTCACGCTGACGCAACATCTCCTGCGCTTTCTGCTCGGCCAAAGCCTCTGCATAGCGCGCAGCATTGTCGAAATCGTCAGGCGCGGGAGGGTTGACGGGCATCGCCCGCCGCGCTTCCAATTCAGCCTGTTTCTGGGCTTGCTCTCGTTCCCATTTCCGCTGTTCGCGGGCAAGGCGTTTGCCAACGATGGCGTCCAATTCCTCCTGCGAGAAGGTTTTAGGCGCGTCCGTTGACGCTTCAGCCGGCATGGTATCATCGGGCGCAGGCGCCGCCGTGGCGGCCTGATCCGGCGCGGGCAATTCCGCTAAGTCTTGTACTGCTTCAGACATGGTTGTTCCTTACGAACCCTGGTGAACCGCACCAGTACGGATGTCAGGCGGCGGCCATCACAATCCAGTTTGTGCCGTCGCTTACAAGAGTGGCCCATTTACCGGCGGTCGCTGCCAAAATAGCCGTCCCTGCCCCGCCGCCGATAAGCGGCACGATGTTGGACGACGCCGACACAACCGTAAATGCGGCGATAGTTTTGATCATCACCTCGCGGCCGGTCCAAGACGCCGCGGAGGGAAACGTAATGGTGATGGACCCCGTACCGTTGCAAATGACCCAGTTTTCGGTATCCGCAAGGGTGAAACTGGCCGTTTTTGTGGTTGGGGCGCCGCGGGTAAGAGACCCAAGCGATACCAGACGCCCACCCGTCAAATTGGCCACGCTTACTTGGTCGGTCACGCCGCTTTGCACAACAGGCACCAACTCCGCGCCGGTCAACGGCGTAGTAGCAGCGGGCAGCGCGGAGATTTTGACGTTGGCCATTAGGGCGCCCTTGCGTTATTACCGAAGGTTAAGCGGTTTGCAGTACACCGACCCGCCGGCGGCCACCTGAATGGCACTGACGCGCCACGGGGCGCCTGTGCCAGACGGAACCGTCAGGTGAACGATGGTGTTGGCCGGGATCGGCGTGGAACTGGTGGTCGCGGTGACGCCCTCGCCGACCGATACATAGGCCGCCGTGGTGGCCCAAACAAGCACGACCTGCGGGCCGGGGTCCCATGTGGCGGTAGACCCCGCCGTGCCAGTGTACGCGGCGGTACGACCGGGAAAGGTTGAGTCCGAAAGCGGGTTTGTGACGGACAGTTCCATGGTCAATCCTTACGCGAGAAATTTGAGTTTATAGATGGTGGACAGGTACAGCGCAACAATTTCATCAATGATGTTCTGAAGCGCGGTATCGCTCTTGTCCACAACTTTGTAGCGCATTTCCTCAATGTCAGCCAACTGACCTTCCAAAAACTCAAGGATGTTGTTGGTCTTCTTAGCTGACATAAGCGAAATCGGGCCGATTAAGCCGTGGCGGCCTTGGTAAGCTTCCGCCAGCGTGTCTGCGAGGTCCACAACACCCTCATAGAACCCCTTCAGCGCCTTGTGTTTAGCGTAGCTGCGGGTGTTCAGGTGGACCGAATGGGCCACATCACGGGCGAGGAACAGCGTTCCGATGAAATCGGCGCAACTCATTGCATTGGCCCTCCTGGGGGCATTTCAGGTGGCATACCGCCCATTTCAGGTGGCATTTGGTCCATAGCCGGCATCTGGCGCTCCATAGGCGCGTCGCGGCCCACGATGTCGCCCGTATCCATGGCCGCGGCGATGGTGCCCATCACGATGTCTTGGATTTGCTCAGGCGTCATGCCGGCCTGAACCGCCGAAATGCGCTTGGTTTCGGCGTCATAAGCCTTGATTTGGACCTCTTGGGCCTCGATTGACTGTTCGACGCGCTGCAACATGCCAACCACTTGGTTCAGTTCCTTGGTCAGCGCCTCAAGTTGCATCTTGGCCATCTGCATTTCGGGGGACTGGTCTTCCCCTTCCATAACCTTCGGATCAATGATCTTAGCGAACCGCGCCGCCATCTCCTGCGCGCCCGGCCAATCCATGTTTTTGACGAATAGATCACCGGCGACCGTCCAAAGCTGCGGATTGGACTGCAACAGCATCGACATGGCGTCCAAGGCTTCCTGACGCTTGGTCATGTAGCCAGGCCCTGTGGTCACGCACACGTCGTAAATGCCGACCGACGGGTTGTAAATCTTGTCGATCACCAACCCGTTTTCGTCGCGGATTTCCTTCACGGGTTCCGGCTGCGTGGGGTTGATCCGCACCATGCCCACTTCGCCGTCCATACCCACAATACGCGCCACGCGGGCGGTGTCGTAAATCTTGGGGATCATGTCCACAAGCTGCCGGGTGACGTAGCGGATCGCGCGGGACAGGTTGTCCACGAAGTGGTACGTCCCGGTGTCCCCTTGCTTTTCACGCGCAAGGATCGCCCGGCCCGACCGTTCGTTGCTTTGGGCGCCGAGGCTGCTGTCGTACTGCCCAGTGGTGCCCTTGATGTCGTCAGCAGCGCCCAATTTAGCCTGTATGAGGCCGGTTTGGGGTAAAGGTGGTTGGGCACGCTGCGGAAGCGGTAAAACCTGCCCTGCGCCGTCCGTAACGTCTGGATTGACCTCTAGGTACGGCCAGTTGTTTGTGTTGGCCGTCTTCCACTGCATCTCGTACCCTTCAAACTGGCCGCCGTAGCCAATGAAGGGTGCTTTGGGCGCCAGAGCCAGCATTTCGGCTTCCTGGCTGACCCAGTAATTGTACATGCGCTGGGCGTCCTTGGCGTTCCGCACAAGGCCCGACACGTAAAGTTGGCCGTCCACCTCAAACTCGTTGCCGATTACGCGCACGACGGGGATGAATTTGCCGGCCCAATCGCGTTCTTCGAGGATTTCAAACCCGTTGGTCTTGATCCATTTGACCTTCTTGCGGTCCACCGTGCGCGACCGCAGCGGCTTGCCAAACATCTGCTTGAGTTGCTTGTCCTGCGGCGAACCGGAGAAAGCGGTGATGTTGTCGGGGTAGAGGTTCAGCGTGGCTTTTTCATGCTCGTAGTAGAAGTATTCGGCGATTCGGACCATGTCCTCGGACAGCCACTGAGATAGGCTTTGGTCGCCCACACCTTGCGACAGAAGGCTTGAAACCGGCGCAGCATCAGGGAACATGCGTTCATAGTCGGCCTTGCTCACGTCTTCGGTGATGAAGCACCACTCGGCGTCGGAGCCGCAGGGGTCTTGAATGGCAGGGTCCATGTAGACCGAGAACGAGTTGCGAACACGCCCGATCTTGATGTCCTGATCGAAGCTGTCCTCGCGGGCGTATTCGGTCAGGATGCGGATGTAGCCTTCGCCGTAGGTCACCTGATTGTCGCAGGCGGTGTCGTAGGCCACGTCAGCGTCAGAGATGTACTCGATGTGGCGCACCATGCCGTCGAATATCTCGGCCACGCGCACGTCGGCGCGGTCGTCAGCCGGGATCACCTTGCCCGTCGGGCGGTTCTGCCGCTGCTCGTTCGTCACCTGGCGCACGTGCTGCGGCAGCTTGTTGATCGTCAGGCAGGGGCGGGCGTTGATCGTCTGGCCCTGCACGGACCCGCGGGTCGCCAGCACGTCCGCCGGCCACTGCCACTGGTTGTCCGGGCTTCCCGCCATGAACCGCAGGTCATCCAGTTCGTCTTCGCGGCTGTCCGAGTATGCCGACAGCGCTATCGTGTAGCGCCGGCGCATGGCCGACAGCCGGTCCTTGTTGTCGGCGTCAGAAACCTTGCCCGCTGCTTCTACGTCGTTCGAGGCCATTACTTTTGCTTCTTTGCAGCCGCGCGCTTTTCGGCGGCTTTGCGTTGGACGCTATAGGCTATTGCAACTGCCTGCTTAATTGGTTTAGACTTGGCTTCGGCGGCAACATTTTGTCGAAACGCTTTTTTGGAGGCTGACTTGACTAAAGGCATGACACGCTCCCGCGTTCACTATGAAAAGCACTGTAAACACTGTAGCACAGCTTTTTCGGTGCCGGAATACCGAAAAAATACGGCGGCGTATTGTAGCCGCCGGTGCACGGCTTTAGCTTCTCGGCATCAAATGGAGTCAACATGCGCGGTGTGCTCCGCAAAGTTTACCCACATCGCCAGCAGGGCCGATAAAGCTAAATATTGTTCGCCGGCGTGTTACGGGAAAGCTATGTCCCAAAAAGGAACCGCTCAATACGAATGCGCGCACTGCGGCGTAACTTTTTTGGACGCGCCGTCGCATAAAAGAAAATACTGCTCTAGACAGTGTGTTAACAAGGCAAAAAAAGAATTTTGGTCGCCCGCGTTTACCACGGTTAGAAAGGCAATGGTTAGGCGGGGTGCCGTAAAAAAATGTGAGCGGTGTGGCTATGACGCGCACCCAGAAATTCTTGGTGTCCATCATAAAGACCGCAACAACCGAAACAACGCGCCAAATAACCTGGAAGTTTTGTGCCCAATATGCCATTCGCTTGAGCACCGTAAGCATATTGCTCATGGCTCCAAGGAATAGCGGCACGTCATTTGCCCTTCTTCGCTGGCTTGGCCGTCTTGGCGGATTCACGGAACGCCGCCGCGGTCGGGGCGCCCTTGGAGCCGACCTTCCGCATCTTCTCGCCAGAGCCGCCCGCAATGCGCGCCCGCTTGGCGTTGATGTTGGCGTACAGACCCGGTTTTGCCATTACAAACTATCCTTTACAAAACGCCCTGTGACAAGACATCTTGAGTTAGGGTTCACTACACGAGGATGAATCCGCGCATGTTCGACCGCCCGCATAATACGTAAATTGACCGCCCGGTTGTCACTATGCAAGCCATTTATGTGGTCTACCTGTTCGCCAGCGGTTAAAGGTTTAATAAACGCGTCGGCTACTAAACGATGGACCAAAAAAGCTTTGCAGCGTTCGGTACGCAAACCTCCATTTCTAAACCTTACTTCTACATAGGGTTTAGTCCGTCCGGTGTCTTTTTTTGGTGTCAAAGCCATAATTAGTTCGGGAAGTGGAACTTGAGACCCGTTTTTACCGCGGCGAAACCGCGCAAGCGATTTAACGCGGCCGTAGTTACTTACTTGATAACGGCCTTCGTACCCGCGGATGTCGGCCCACATTTCAGCTTCCCCCGCATTTCCATCTACGCATTGATGCTCGTGCACGGCTACCCTTCTCACTTTTTTCTGCGATAGGTCTCATCCTAGCGCAAAAACTAGCCTTCCGTCCAGCATCTTTTTTAGTCTTGGGGTTGGGCGCCGGCGGCTTCAAGTTCGAGCCGGTCTCACGATTGTATTTGGCGCGGCCCTTTGCAGTCAGGCCCGCGCCCTTATCCGTCGGTAGCTTCTCGCCGCGGCCTACGGCCAGCGATACGCTCTTTTTCGGCATTACACGCAGTGGATCAGCGCAAAATTGATGACGACCGCTTCAGACAGCGAACCGCCCGAAATGTTCCGCACCGTGATGGATGCCGAACCAACCGCTAGGCTCGACACCCAGCAGTTGTACGCGCCCGCGGTCGCGCCAGCGGCCACGTTCAGGATAAGGATGTCGTTGACGCTGATAAAGCTGTTGTTGAACGTAAACGTCACGTTCGTGGCGGTTGCCAACGACGCGTTGTTCATCGTGATCTGGCCTGCGGGCTTGTTCAGCGTCACCGCGGTGGATTTGCTGGTGGCCTGCGTGACCGTCCCCTGCCCTTCGGCGGTGTAGCCAAGCTGCTCATCCGTCAAGATCACGTTGGCGCCGTTGATGTCTTGATCGGTAAACGCAACGCCAATCGGCTTCGTATAGGCCATTTAAGCCCCCATCCAAGATGTTGGTATTCCGCCGGCAGAATAGGGGCGGCGGGTGCCCCTGTCAACATATTCTCGGTGGGCCACCGGAAAGGCGAACGTCACCGCAATGGCGTCGGCCGCGTCGGGCGACGCCAGCCCGCGGGACTTCATATCCTTTTTGCTCTCTAGGAATATCGTCCCTTTGCTGTCGGGCTTCATCATTGGCCCGGTCAGGTCGTTTTTCAGGAAGCGGTCCAGTGGGATGGCGGCGTCTTTCAGCCAAGCCCGCATTTCGCCCCACATCTCGGCCCGCTTGTTGCCCCACATCACGGGGTTCTTCGACTTGTTGCCGAAGTTGACCCCCTTGATCTTGTACCGCTGCTCCTTCAGCCGGTCCACGATTCCGGCGCCGAGGCCGCCTTCGTCGATCACCACCAGCGCGGGCTTGTACGTTTCGATGGCCTCGATCACGTGCCCCACGACGGTCATTGTGTCGTCGCCCTTGTGGCGTTTGATCGCCACGATGTCGCGTCCCTGCCGGATGGCGATGACGGTGCTGTCCGACCCGAAGCGTGCCGGGTCCACGCCGATGATGATGGGCGCCGTCGGGTCTTTGTGCGCCTGGCGCCGCATGGCGTCGTCCACTACGCTTGCCCCGATGAACTGGTCGTCGGATGCGTTGGGGAACTGCCCGTACACTTCGACGTGGGCCTGGGTGCTGTCGGGGCCGTACTCGTCGATGATCTGCTGGTACACCTGCTTGTCGGTGTGTTCGACCGACCGAGCGTCCACAATCTTGGTGTCCCAGAACTCCCGTTTGGAGTGGAAGCATTCGTAGAAGTACCCGCTGTTGCGGCGCGGGTTGCTGAACGCCAGCCAGAAGCGGTGCGGCGTGTTCTCGGTGAAGAAGCCCGCCGCGACCGACCAGATGGTGTCGTCGATGCCGCTGGCTTCGTCGAACACCAGCATGACCCCGGCGAAGTTGTGGACCCCCGCGTACGCGTCGGGGTTCTCCGCCGACCACAGCCGCCCCTCGACGCCCCAGTACCGCGTGCCCAACTTCAGGTCGCGCTCGACCAGTTCCGTCAGCCACTTGGCCGGCATGACCCGCGTGGCGCTGACCTCGAACCAATGGCTGTTGAGGGACATGGACAGCCACTTGGTGATTTCCGCCCAGGTGACGGAGCGCAACTGCGCTTCGCTGTTGGCCGACACGATGGTGGTCGAGCCGATCCGCGTGGTCAGCATCCAGATGACCAACCAACTAACCAGCGCCGACTTGCCGATCCCGCGGCCCGAGCTGGTTGCCATGCGGAAGGTGTCGAAGTCCACCTTGCCGTTGTTTGCCTTGATGTGGTCCGCCATGCGGAAGGTGTCGAAGTCCACCTTGCCGTTGTTTGCCTTGATGTGGTCCGCCAGCCGCTGCAGCACCTCGCGCTGCCACTTGCGCGGGCCGTCGAAGTGTTCCAGCGGCGTGCCCTTCTGGCCCCACGGGAAGACGAACAACACAAACTTGAGCGGGTCGTCCTTGATGGCCGGCGTCCACAGCCGGCTCATCAGTTCCATTTCGTCGTCGGCGCTATACCGTGTGGTCTGCATGTTCTACCTGGGTGATGGGTTCTGCCAGCCCCTCAATTACCCGCCGCTGCGCCTCTTGCAGCGCGGAGGTGATGGAGATGGTCTGGTTGACCTCGACCTGCACGGCCTGCTTGGCTACCCAGCCGTGCGTGTGCTTCAGCACCTCAAGCGCGGCCTTGGCGTCGCCGGCCAGCGCAGCGTCACGCAGAATGCTGGCCATCTCCATCTCGCCGTCAGCGCGGCCTTTGTCCTCGGCCAGCGCCGCCACCGGGTCAAACTCACACAAGGCGCGGTATTCGCGCGGCAGCATACCGGCGGCCAAGGCCAGCGTGTCGCCCTTCAGGCCCTTGCGTGCGGCCTGATAGATTGCGTCCAGCCGCGCCTCGGTGGCCTGCAATCGGCGCGGCTCGTGGGGCAGTGAAAAGACTGTCATAAAATGTGTGTAGCACGGTTTCCAAAAAATAAAAAAGTTTTTGCGGACCCTCCGTGACCGGGACGGGGGGCCAGCGGGCCCCCCTCCCCCCGGCCTTCGGCGCGCGGCGCCATCCCAACGTATGAAGAGGTGAACATATGAATACCTATTCATATGTCCAGGTGTTTATGTTAGCGCCAGCTTATATTGCAGCGCAGCATTAGCAATCGCTTATATTAGCGTTGCATCATATTGCGTTGCAATATTAGCAACCGATTACGTTGCGGCGCAGCATTAGCGCCAGCTTATATTAGCAACCGATTATGTTGCAGCGCAGCGTGGCGCGTGCGGCGATTTGGGCGGTCTAGGCATTGCCGGAAACATCGCGCCGAGGTGACGGCCGCGCCATGGCGACTAATCACAACATAATCTGTAGTTGGGCGGTTTGGGCGGTTTAGGCTATCGGAAAAAAGTCGCAGCGGGGTGACGGCGGCGCCACTGCTATACTACTATTACTTTACATATGTTAACAATATCATATAATCCCTTTATATTATAGTATTACCTAACTAGCCTTAGCATATGGAAAAAAGCATGGCTTTTCCTCGACATAAGCGCGCGGCAGTAACTGCCGCCGGAACTACCGCAAGATGCGCCTAGATCGCCCTAATATTTTATTCGCCATTTACTTTTTTTGTTGCAGCCCTATTTTGCCTTAATCTTGCCACAATTACTCTGTAAGAGTATTTGTAGTGACAACAAATTATAGGACAGACAAAATGCTGAAAACCGTAATAGACTATGTTGCCAGGCATCGCGCCGACGCCGCAATTGTCGCGTTTTTTGTAGCGCTGCTACTGGCGCTATTCGTCGCGCCGTAACAGAAACAGGAGCAAAGAACATGAGCGAAAACCATATTCACCGCCTTATTCGTGAACGTGACGAATATGCTGCGCAAGTGAAAGACGCGCGCAATGCGCTGATAGACATAATGCACTATCTGCAAACATCTAAATTTCATGGCGTCGAGAACGATTACGTTCACGTTTCCACCGACATTATGCCGAAACTAATAGGGCTTCAATTCAAGCTTATTCATGGTTGATTCTGGGAAGCGCAGAGTAAACCCTGCGCTTTTCTGAGCCAATCATGGTTCAATATGGGGAACAATAGCATGTCTTATCTTGCAGAATGGACGGATACTTATGGCGGTGAAGCCAACTATTCTTGGGTGAAGCGCGCCACCATTGA